AAAGTTCCAATACCAGAAATATACGGAACTATAGAACGAAAACCAGATGGTACTCTATATACTACTAAAGCTCAGAGAACTGGATGTAGTATGTGTGGATTTGGTGTACACATGGAAAAAAGGCCACATAGATTTGATAGATTAAGAGAGCGTAATCCTAAGGAGTGGGAATTTTGGATGTATAGATGTGTTACAGATCCGGAGACTGGAGAAAAGTTTGGATGGGGTAAGGTATTAGATTATATAGGTGTAGAGTGGGAAGATATTCCTATTCAGATAGAACAATTAAGGTTTACTATTTAAGAAGGATATATATAGATATTAGACAATGTAAAAATAATCTCTTAGTCTAGGAATAAGGTCATATGGGAGTACTGCTGCAAGGTGGTATTCTCATATGACAATCATATAATAAAGTGTGTTCTTTGAAAATTGAATAGTACGATATTTGAAATAACATGAAAATTATGGTGTATTTAGCGTATAATTGAATTAGATAAGTTAAATAGTAATTTATACTGGAGGTATAAGATGGGTAAAAAAAGCTTAACTTTAGAGCAAAGGAATCTAGATGCTGATATATGGATTATTACATTAATAACATTGGGATCATTTATAGTATACATGCTGTTTGGAAATCAAATGGTGAATTATATAAAGGATTCTAATAATTATATTGTCCTACGTTTGGTACTTAATGCAGGTGTTCAATTTGGTATAGCTGGATTAGGAATTACAGTAGTATGTATTTTTAGAAAGGAACGATTTTCAGATTTTGGATTATTAAAAAGAAATACAATTAAATCTATATTAGGTTCAATTATCTGTTTTATTCCATACTTAATGTATATTTTTATATCAGGACAATATACAGGTTATCACCCACTGAGCATTATTATTACAAATGATGTATTAGAAAGTGGTATTCCGATCAACGTTTTAGGAATGGCATTGATTTTTATAGTGTGGGGATTTTTTGAAGGATTTAATTATGTTGTTATTAGCGATAAATTAAACAGTATATATCCACCTAAAAGTAAGTGGTTTAATGTAGGTGCTATTGCTTGTGCTGTGATATGTATTTTATTTCATCCCTTTAGTACATCTTTCTGGGGTATTATTGAAATAATCACTACATTCATAGCTATTTATGGTATGCTTATAATAAAAAGAGAAACTAATAATGCATGGGGATGTGTATTTGTATTTTGCTTCATTTGGAATGCTTTTTAAATTCCAATTTAGTAGGGAAGATTAAATCAATTTTAAGATAATAAATTCTTATTTAACGACTAAACTACCGTAAAATTCAATTCTGAATAATACGGTGGTTTTTTATTTCACAATTCAAAGAAAGTGTAAAGATTTTAATAAATAAATGGACACCCTATTGTGTCCATTTATCAATATATACTTGACCATCACCAACTATTACAATTCTGTGTTTATCGGTAAGAGGAACTAGATTATACTTAGGGGATTTAGGTGTTAGATATAAGACTTGTGTTGCAATAAGTTCTTCATCAAAAACGATAGCATAAGCACGATCATTTGAAACGTTCTGAATATAATATAAGCTATCCTTTGAAAAATTAAAATCAGATATGCTATAAGTTCCTTCTTTAAACATATTTTCTGCAAATGCAGTTGTCGTAATGAATATATTAAATACTAATGTCATTAAGATCAATAGTATAACAGTAAGTTTTTTCATATCATTAACCACCTTTCAACAGTAGTTTATGTAGTTGAAAATATAATATGCAAATTTAAGATTAAGTAAGATAAATTATTCGTTGAAAACTGAATAGTACGGTATTTACAAAAGATGATATAATCAAGTCATAATTATATGAAATATGAATTGAATAATTATAACTAATAGGAGTGAGATGTTTGATAACTATAGAAAATAAATTGAAAGTTCTATCGAAAGTTGCCAAAGAGGTGAATTCCAATAATATTACATGGGCAATCGGTGCATCATTATTATTGTATTTTAAAAAAATTACTAATGAATTTCATGATATTGATATTATGGTTGCTGAAAGTGATGTGAAAAAAATAAAAAAAATCCTTTTATCTTTTGGTAAATTACAACCTAAAAATCCTAATATACAATACAAAACAAAGGACTTTATGGAGTTCAATATTGAAGCAATAGATTTTGATATTATGGCTGGATTTGTTATAGTAAATAATAATATTGAGCATTATTTTCCACTTGAAAAAAAGGATATTAAGGACTATATTGATATTCATGGTACAACTATTCCTTTACATTCAATTGAAAAGTGGCTGATTTACTATAAATTAATGGAGAGAACAGAAAAAGTAAAAATGATAGATAGTTACTTTGCTAAAATAAATAAACAATCTTAATATATTATGAAGATAAATTTAAATATTAGATTGCTTAAGATATCGTACTATTCAGAAATGAATATGCGGTATTTTTTTATTCAAATTTAATGAAAAAGGAAGTAGGTTATGAATTTAAGAGAGTTTTTAGAGAAATATATATTTGTAGGCAATGAAGATGAAGAGGAGGGAGAAGATGATAGTAGTAGAAGGGAAGATAAAAGGAAAGGCTAGACCAAGAGTGTTTAATGGACATGCTATGACTCCTAAAGATACAGTTAACTATGAGAATTGGGTAAGGATTAATTACAGGGAGCAAGATGGAAAATACTTAGATGGACCAATTAAAGCTATAATAACAGCATACTATCCAATAATGAGTAGCTATTCTAAAAAGAGAATAAAAGCTATAAAAGAAGGATTAGAGTATCCAACTAAAAAGCCAGATGGAGATAATATTGCAAAGATAATTTTAGATAGTTTAAATGGAATAGCGTTTAAAGATGATAGCCAAGTTGTAGAACTTACTATACTTAAGAGATATACACAAGAACTAGAAAGAGTTGAGTTTGAACTGGAGGAGATGAGACTTGAATAAAGAACTATTTAGAAAGACAGAAGGTAAGCTCTATAGTTATTTTAGAGAGAAAAAAGAAATTAATGATATTAGAGTTAGAATAGAACAGTTAGAAAAGCAAATTGAATCCATAGAATATGATATTAAAAATACTAATATTAAAATAGACTATCATCAACCAGGGATGGGGATTAATGAGAGAGTACAAACAAGTACTAATAGTGCAAGCTATGCAGAAAGTGAAATAATTAGGGCTATAGAGAAACTAGAAGAGGAAAGAGCTATTAAGATAAGAAATCTATTTAAGCTTAAAGCTAAGCTTAGAGATACAGAAAGCTTTATAACTCATATGGAGCAGAATTTAAAAGATTTAAGTTTAGAAAATAAAAAATTTATAGAGCTTAAATATAGAGATAAAATGAAAGTTAACATTATAGCTGAAAGACTAAACATAGCTATAGCTACAGCATATAGAATGAGAGATGACTTAGTAGAAGATATAGCAAAGCATGAAGGTAGTTTTCTATATTAAAATTTTGAGAAAAAAGTGAGAAAAGAATGAGAATATATATAGGATTACAGATGTTATAATTGTATTGTAAAAGAAAGTTGAATTCCCCATAAACCCCAATATAATATAAAAGGCACTTATAGAAATATAGGTGTCTTTTATTGTTATATTTTAGTAAGTGTTGTAAAATATTTGGGGGGGAGGGGACATAGGTGAGTGAATACGGATTTAAGGATATAGTAGATTTAGTGGTATCATTATCATCTTTTTTAGTTATAGTAGGTGGAATTGTCAAATTATTTAAAGATTTTTTTATGGAAATAGTGAAATTTAGATATAGGAATATTCCATGTAAATTATCAGTTTTTGAAGTATTAATAAATTTATTTATGGTATGTGGATTATTATTTGATATCGTTGCTCTATTAGTACAAATATTTAATCTGTTCATAAATAGGGAGAATGTTGGAATTTTAATAAATGATGGAGAAGGATTGTTATGTATAATAGGATTTATCGTATCAATAGTATTGTTAATTAACATAGGATTACTGTTTTGGGAATTAAGTAAAATGTATGATAAATTTATAAGCTATTTAGAAAATGGTACAAAAAAAGAAGTGAATAAATTTGATTTTTGGAGAATATTAATAGTAATTTTTTTATCTTCAATATATATATTGATATGGGGCTGTGTTGTATTTGAATCAAATATAAAATCGATAATAAGATTAAGTCCACTGATGATAAGTACTATTATAACAGATATTATAGCTATTAATTTATTAGAAGTATACAGGACTCTTAAAAATGGAGTGAAATATATTTTATATACGGACAAAGAATTGATATCATGTAATATGTTTTTAGAATATAATGATTACTATTTAATATTTGAAGATGGTATAGAAAGATTTATAAAAAAAGATGAAGTTAAAGAGATTAGAAAAATAAATATAGATAAAATACGGAATTACAAAGTTAAAAACTCCATTAAAGAAATTATAAATGGTTTAATAGAAAATACAAATAGAAACTTAGAATCCTAATTATAGGGTTCTTTTTATTTTATAGAAAGCGAGGTGGCATTATGGCCAAGCTAACACCAAAGCAAAAGACATTTTGTGATGAGTATTTAATTGACTTAAATGCCACACAAGCAGCAATAAGGGCGGGATATAGTTCAGATAGTGCGAAGGAGATAGGTTGTGAAAACTTAACTAAACCTAACATACGCGCATATATAGACAAAGAAATAGCTAATAGATCTAAAAGAACTGGAATAAATCAAGATAGAGTAATAAGAGAGCTTGCTAGGATAGCATTTGTTAATGCTAATGATGTTATAAACATGGATGAAGCAACACTAAAAGTAGATGCAAGTGAAGATGATACTGCTACAATTGCATCGGTAAAGGTTAAAACTATACCAACTAAAGAGGGAGAAGGTGTTGAAAGAGAAATAAGGCTTGCTGATAAACTTAAAGCCTTGGAGCTCCTAGGAAAACACCTAGGTATGTTTAAGGAAAATATAAATATAAATGCAAATGTTAATAGTACTAAGAAGTTAGATTCAATACTAGAGCAGCTAGGTGATGATGACAATGAGTGATGATTATAAGTTATCACCTAAATATAAAGCATTCTTAAAGCATGAAGCACCAGTGGAATTTTTAGAAGGAACAACGGCAGCAGGAAAAACAACAGTAGGAATACTTAAGTTTATGTTAAAGGTTGCTAAGTCATCTAAGAAAATGCATGTTATAGCATCTAAGACTACAGGTGTATGTGAAAAGAATATAATCCAAAAGGAATATGGAATAACTGATGTATTTGGTGATTTAGTAAAGTATAACGGTAATGGTGATAAGGATAATAAAATACCTCATATTAGATATCAAACGCCTAATGGTGAGAAGATAATCTATATACTAGGTTATGATAATGCTGACAAGTGGAAGATGGCTTTAGGATCACAATTTGGATGTGTACTTATAGATGAGATTAACACAGCAAGTATAGAGTTTGTCAGAGAGATATGTACTAGAAATGATTACTTAATGGCCACACTTAACCCAGATGATCCTAACTTAGATATTTATTCAGAGTTTATTAATTGCAGTAGACCTTTAGAAAAATATAAAAAAGATGTACCAGTAGAAATATTAGAGCAACTCAATTCAGAAGAGAAGCCTAATTGGACCTACTGGTTTTTTAGTTTTAATGATAATGCATCTTTAAGTGAAGAGGATATAGAGAAAAAGAAGTTAAGTGCTCCTAAAGGTACAAAACTTTATAAGAATAAGATACTAGGTTTAAGAGGTAGAGCTACAGGACTTATCTTCTCTAACTTTGAAAGAAA